TGAATCTATTAAGGCATTCAAAGAGTCAGAGGTTTTTATCCTCTGGAGTGACGAGGACCCTGATTGTGCAGACGCCCTTGCTGTCTGTAAAACCTACGGCTTGGCGTCTTACGACCTTTGCGATGGCTTGTCTAAGATAACTCCTGCCGATGAGATTAAGCGCTCCTCTACACCTGTAATGCCTGCTAGTGAGGCCTCTACGGAAAAGACACCAGTTGTAGAAGAAGAAGAAGAAGAAGAAGATTACGAAGAGCCAGAAGACGAAGAGGTTGAAGAGATTGAAGAGGAAGAAGAGTACGAGGATGCGGTAGACGACATCTACGCTGCTATTGACAGTTTTGTTAATTTAATTGTTGAACGTTTAGCTAAAAAGTTAAACGCGTTAACCGAAGACATGGAACAGAACAAGTAATTGATTCCTTTGTCGCCACTTGCTTTAGCCATACTTGTAAAGGCTAACGCTGGACTAAACATATCTGCCGAGTCAGTAATGGGTCATTGGCAAATTGGGCGACATTCCGCACTCAAGGCACTAAAAGAGTTGCGAGAGCTCGGCTACATTGAGCTGAAGACCCAGAAAATTGGGGCTAGTATTGTTAAGAAGAACTATCTGACTGTCTTAGGTTCAGACCGTCTGACAGCCGAACTATTGTTACCCCTTGTAGTGCAGAATAGCAATAACTCTGTATTTGCTAATTCGCTTATAAGTAAACCAGATACACCGACTCCGTCGGTGGAAGAGTTCCAAACGATTAACATTGAGGTGGATAGCATGGGCTATGAATTTTTTGAAAAGCAATCGTCGATTGACGACGATGAAGTTCTTAAGGCTCGTCAGAAGACTCAGGACTCTAAGAAGGCTGAGTACGAGGAGGCTAAAGCCAAGAACCATAAAAAGCGTTTAAGCCGTCATTCCGTTTCGGCCGACAAGTGGACGTGCACAGATGTTGGTTACGAGTTTGCTGACCGCATTTACCGCGTTTGGAGCATTAAGCCGTGGTCGGTTACTAACAGCCGTTTTATCCCAGCTCTTGCGTCCCTTAGAAAAAAGCACGATACTAATGGCGCTGTAGAACTTGCTATCTTAGATTTGTTTTTCGGTAGTATTGATTTTGAAAAGTACGATGACGCAGAACATCTTTGGAAGTTGTTTGTTACTAGATTTCCAAGTTACGTTTTGCAGGCAAAGAGTTCTATGATTTCCACAGAAGAAAGCGATGAAGAGCTTCGTCTTAAAGAAAAGGCGCTTGCTAGATTGAGGGGAAATGTTTAACGTAGACGAGTTAAAACTTCGACGCCGTTCATGGGTGAAGATTGCAGCAATTCCCTACAACCGTCAGGGTTGGGAGTTTAAAGACTGCACTGGCGTTATCTCATCTGATGTTGAGATAATTAAAGAGTGGGTTTCTACAGTTGAATCTGGCAAGGTAATTAAATCTAAAGGTCAGACAAGCTGCGGTCAGGGTCTTATGCTTTACGGAGAGCCAGGGCACGGCAAGACAACTTTGGCTTTGGTAATTTTGCAGGACATCCTTCGTCGATTTCCTTACGAAGCCTTCTCCCCTGAAGCAAACAAGACACTTGTTCGACCTTGCTACTTTTTAACTTTTAGCGCCTTACTTGATTTGAGGGGGGCTCTTATGGAAGACCCCACAGATGAAGAGCAGTCTTTATTTGCTGGAATCCTTGGGGAGTCCGTGGATGACGCATACAACATTAGAGTGCTGGTTATTGATGACGTAGGCAAGGAACATATGTCTGGGTCTGGTTGGCAAAAAACAATGCTTCACCACGTCCTTAGAACTCGGTTTAATAACGGCTTACCGACTATTGTTACCTCAAACATACCTTTAGAGGCCTGGGGGGCCGTTTATGGTTCTGCTACGGAGAGCTTTGCCCGAGAAGCTTTTGTACCTATTGCACTAAAATCTCCAAAAGGGGATTTACGGAAATGAGGAAGAAGAATATGCAAGCCCAAGAGACAAAACTTATACAAGTTTTCTTGAGCCAGTCTATGAGTCCGAGCCCTGCAATATACGAAGTTAGCAGCACGTTAGATGGGGATTTAATCTGCTCTTGCCCAGGGTTTAACGGACGAAGTAGTTGCAAGCACTCTCGCTTTGTAAACGCCCGCATTAATACTAATGGTGGCGCTTATCCGTTAGAAATTTCTAAGAAAGCAACTAAAGAAGAAGCTGACAAGGCTCAAGAATCTACAGATGCTTTTAGAGAGTTCATTATTAGATTTGGAAAAATAGAGGTTTATTAAACATGTACAAGGGGGATATAAGCAACGCATTTACTAGGCGGGTGCTTGTTACAACAGACGGCATACTTAATTGGGAAACCTCTGTCAAAAAAGTTTTTAAAATAATCCCTAAGATTGAAAAAAAATATACTTTTAATTCTCAAATATTAAGTCGTATTTATTTATGGGCTACGAGAAGTGAGTACACCTACGAGCTTGTGTCCTTTGATATGACCGAGGATGAGCTAGACGATTTAATTGAACACCTAGAGAAAATTGGCACGAATCCCTTTCGTTATGCTACGGTCTACTCTTCTATCGACCACCTAGTAGCAGAGTTACCATACAGACCAGATGTTGTTGGTGTTATGGATAGGCCTGATAGATTGTTGCGCTACGGAAGCTGGGGAATGGACTTACTTCAATGAACAATGAAAAGAAGCTTCTTAGTAAAGCGGTTCTTGAAAAGAATCTAACCCCCTTGTTTATGCGTAATGTAAATGCTAATTGGTTTGCAGACGAAGATGACAAGCGCGTCTGGACTAAGGTCCGCGACCATTTTTCAAAGTACGGTGAGTGCCCCAGCCTTGAGATTCTTAAAGAGAACTATCCAACGTATGAGTTTGCTCAGTCAGAGGACAGCCTTGATTATTTATTAGATGCAGTTGTTGAAGCACGACGTAAGTTTGCAACTGTAAACATGCTTCGTGACGCTATTGAGTCTATTGATAAGCGCTCTGACCATGAAGAAGCATTACTACGACTACAGCGCGGGCTTATCAAGATTGATGACGACGGTCTAAGCGGAACTAGCGACCTAGATTTAACTAACGAACCTATGCGTCGTTGGGAAGATTATCAAGAACGTAAGAACTTGCCTAACGGTTTACGCGGATATCCAACCGGGTTTCCTACTATTGATAGAGCAACTAGTGGGTTACAAAATGGTCAGTTGATTGTTGTAATTGCTCCACCAAAGACTGGTAAGTCAACTCTTGCTTTGCAGATTGCTTTGAACATCCACCGCGAGCAACGCAAGGTGCCAATGTTTCAGTCGTTTGAGATGAGCAACATGGAGCAAGAGACTCGCTATGACTCAATGCGTGCCCTCATTTCTCACCAGCGTTTGATGACCGGAACCCTTACTTCTGAAGAAGAGTCTAGATACAAAAAGATTTTGGAAAACCTTGAGAACGTTGACCATAAGTTTTGGCTAGTGGACTCTGCTGCTGGTTCAACTGTTTCAGGTATTGCGGCAAAGATTCAAACACTGCAACCAGACATTGTTTTTATTGACGGTGTTTACCTTATGATTGACGAGCAGTCTGGCGAGGCTAATACCCCACAGGCTTTGACTAACATCACTCGTGGTTTGAAGAAGTTGGCTCAGCGGTTTAACAAGCCAATTGTTATCTCTACTCAAGTTCTTACTTGGAAAATGAAGAAGGGTAATGTGACCGCAGATTCAATCGGTTACTCATCCTCGTTCTTCCAAGATGCTGACATTATTTTGGGCCTACAACGTGAGGATGAAGCCGTTGAAGACACTCGTTTACTAAAGGTTGTAGCAAGTCGTAACTCTGGACCTGCCGAAGTAACTCTTGAGTGGCAGTGGTCAGAAGGCCGATTCCGCGAGATGGATGCAACAGACCTATGAAACTTCCAAATTTAGCTCGTATTAAACGCGTGCTTGAACTTCGCCGTTCAAATGCTGCTCAGCCTATAAAAAGCAAAAAGGCTTACACACGCAAGGTTAAACATAAGAAGGTGGACTATGACCGTTGAAGATATGGAAGACCTGCTTGACCGTTTAAGTATTGAGTATTACAACATACGTGGCTCTGAGATTAACGGTCACTGTCCTGCACATTTAAAGCGCACAGGTAACGAGGACCACAATCCATCTTGGTGGATTAACTCTGATACTGGCGCACACATTTGTTTTTCTTGCGGGTTCAAGGGAAGCGTTACTTCCCTAATTGAATACGTTCAAGGAATTGATTATGAATCAGCCAAGGCTTGGATTGATACTGGCGTTGACTTGGGTAAAGCTTTAGATAAAGCCACAAAGAAAAAAACAGTTTTTGAAGAGGTTAGCGATATATCAGAGGCCAACCTTGCTGCTTTTGTTGAGCCTCCAGAAGAGGCCTTGCGTTCTCGTGGCATAACTAGTAACGCTGCGCGTTACTACGGCATTTTGTGGGACGCAAGCAAGGCTTGTTGGATTACCCCT